GGAGTCAATCTCCGCTTGAATACGATTCATTTGCCAGCCGCGACGGAACTCAGCTTCCATTGCAGGAATTAGACTAGGGTCGATATCAATCATAAAACGGTGCTCTCACTCTCCGAGCAGTCACACCACTCGTCGTCCGGGAACTCCCAGACCATGCATTCCGTTACACAGAATGGCAGGTGTCGCAAAAGTGTCTCTGTCTCTCCAGAGTGTCACGACTTACGGTTGCCAGCGTCGTTCCTGTGGCCACTAAAGGCCATCTAGTCTCTCCTAGCAGTCACGCCTAGCGGGCTTCCGGCGTTCGATCCGTCCTAGTATACTGCGGGAACGGTCACATATACTAAGCCTACGAGCTGAAGTCAAACTTGCCAAGACCCAAGGGGTTCCCAACAACAAGACCGCAGACGGCTTCTACGACGCGAGCAGGACCGCCACCGAAGTCAGGCAGCGATTGCACAGCGGCTACGTTTCCGCCGTAGCGGACTTCGATCAAGTCCATGTTCAGGACAAGACCCTTGTACGGGGTAACCGTCCACGAGCCGGAGCTGATCGTGCCGAGGAACACCGTGGGGTGGAGCTTAACCGTACCGAAGTCACCTTGGAACACGTCCACGGACTGGATGTAGGTCTCAGCAGCAGCGTCACGCTGGAAGGTCTGCACCTTGGTTGCGCCAGCAGCCAGAACTCCACTGGTGGATGTCGTGGTCAACTGAGTCGTGCCAAGCAGGCTGGTGAACGCACGCTTGAGGTCGGTGCCAACGATGGCATCGAACGAGCGGTACTGGCCAGTCTGGTTGTAGATGCTCTTGAGCAAGCCCTGCACTGCCGTGTCAGTCAACCCGCTGGATGCACCAGTGAGGATTGAGTCGGAAGGAGTGCGGAACTGTGAAGGAATGTCGCCAACGGTAGGCGTCCCGGTTCCTGCGGTGCTGATCCAAGTCTGGATGCCAGCCGTGAGGTAAGGAACGGAGCCGTTGTCCTGCTGTGCAGTCTGGTTCGAGCAGAGAGTCGTCTCAATCGAACGCTTGCACTGAAGGATGGACTTGCTGACGTTATACGCCAGTTCGTCGCGCACGCCTGCCACCTGAGCAATGTCAGTAGACAGCTTGGACACACGCACAGCAGGCATACGGAATACCTGAGCGTAGTTGGCCAGCTCGGCGCGATAGCCCACGTCCCAGTTGGTGTACGAGCTAACGTCCGTGCCGTCAACCGTGCCGCCCACTTGGGGAGCAGGATTGCTGTCTGCCTGCCAGCGGAAAAACATGTTTCCGGGCTTGCTGCCCTTACGGGCCATCGACGTGAACGGCGTGTCTTTTGCATCGACAAGCGCAATCATGTCCATCAGGTCTTCGCGTTTACCGCGACCGCTAAGATTAGGTTCAGTTAGAAGTGCCATAATACTAAATAAGTTGAGTTGGGTTGTTGAATTGAAGGGGCTTACACAAACCCCATTGCTTTTACTAGGTCACTCAATCCATCTCTGCTTGAAGGATCCTTAAGGAAGGACTTCTGTGCGCGAGAAGAGTCATCTTTATCAACTTTAGGAGGAGCTTTGACGCTTGGCTGTGCTGGCGCTCGTTTGATTGGTGCGGCTTTAGCCTTTCCAGAATCTCGTTCTGCAAAAACCTTTAGCCCTTCAATCAATGCGGCAACCAGATGCATATGATCCGGGCGGCGCTTTACTTCAGGGAAATCACGCAGCACTTGCTGGGCGACCCTGTATTCTTCGCTTTCCGGCTTACGCATCCAAGGATGTTTGGCTGCTAGCACTGGCTCTATTTGAGACTTTTGGTTCAAATATTGAAGCCTGGCCGGCAGTTCAATTTCCTTTCTACGTCTAGCCAGCTTTCGCATGTCGCGAACCTGTAGGTTGTCTAATTCAATCTGATTACCTTGCGGGTCAGTAATTACACCACCATCAGGATTATCTTCGCACCAATCCAACACATATAATGCTCGCTGAAGTTCGGAATTTACTTCCTCGACGGAACCAAGTGCCTCTACAGCGTCAGATACGGTTGGCGCACTGGTTTGTGGAACAGACTTTAATGCCTGCAACTCACGCTCCATTTGCGCTAATCTGGCTTCTCTCTCTTCAAGTTGCGCCTGAGCGGCCTTCTTCGCAGCAACTAACTTGTTGATACGCTTCTGTACGCCTCGGCTCAAAGAACTCTCTTCAGGCTCACCTTCTTCATCGGTGGACTGATCGGCTTCCGCTTGAGCTTTGACTTCAGGTTCAGCTTCCGCTGTCTCTTCCGTCTCGACCTCAGGTTCCGCCTGCTGCTCCTCTTTGGCTGGAGCCGCCTCCTCCTCGTTTAGGAAATTAGATTTAACAAAATCAGCTAGGCTGTATTCGTCAATCTTTCCGAGGTTATTTGCAACGGGTGTACTGTCTGCCTCCTGACTCCCGGCGTCAGGCTGTGTGTTTGTGTTATTCATGCTATAACGGTAGCAAGCCCTTTTTAATTCAATCCAGTAACGCTGGAAGGTCCGTTAGTGGCGTTATGCCAAATCTTTTTCAGGAGTCAAGCCATTTAATTGTCTAGCTTGTTTTCTTAATTCAATAAGTGTGCTCAAAACTAAATTAATCCCATCAGCCTGTCCTGCCGCATGTATTCTATCTTCTCCTTTGCAGTCTTTACTTATAGCAACCATCCAGTGTTGCTCTTGTAGCTGCTCAAGAACCTTACATATTTCTGACCAAACAAGGTTTTTCCCTGAAAAGCCAAAGGCCGCCGTTTGATCTTCCGTCATATTACTGTTGTGCCTGCTGTGCCTGTTGTGCCACAGGAGTTACGCCAATTCGGCCAATCTGCGCATTTTGTTGCTGCATAATCGACATCTGAAGGCTCTTAACATAGTTCTCAAAGAGCGCCCGGAAGTTCTCATCCTGCTGAAGTGCAGTCTGCGCTTTCGGGTTAGCTTGCAAGACCTGTTGTGCGTATTGCAGCTTGGTCTGTGCAGCCGGGTCGTTCTCTTGGTACAGGGCCTCGTTGCCGAGCAACATCATGCCAATGTCAGACTGCACATCCTTGAACATCTGCCTGCTGGCATCCTGAGGATTGAGGATCAAGTCTTTCGCTACCTCTGGAGCAATAGCCTGAATCATCATCTCGGTGAGCTTGTTTCTGTTCAAGACTCCGCCAGTGTCGAGTTGTGCAACCTTGGTAAGGAAATCAATCTTCTGTGCGATGTACTCTTTATCGAGGTCCATCACGTCAAATTTGACCGTCAAATCAAACTCGTTGTGAATTTCAGACAAATTTTGCGGCAGTTGACCGCCAGTGATACGCTGTATCTCCGCAAGTGACATGTACTGGCAGCACAGACTAAACATCTGCCGGAAGATTGTCCGCCAAGTAAGCAGCCAAGTGTTTACCAGCATCTGCTGACTAAGCTGTGTCTTGCGTGGATCAACGCCAGGATTAACCGTGCCAAAGTAAGCTGCGTGACTGGCTTCAACACGCTGGATCAAGTTAAACGCCACACCCGGCTCGCGAGCGGGTGGGTCCATGAACGTGTAATCAGACGGATTTACGACAGGTAACTGTACCCCTGGGCCAACTCGATTGATGGCACCAATCCGTTTGACGACTTTAATGGGAGGAAGAGTCGAGAAGGCAGTATGATCCCTGATGGAATCGTGTTGCGCCTTGATTTCGTCCTGATCCGTGTGAGCAAGCTCAGGGACACCGCGAGTATCAGTAATAGCGCGGCGAATGCACTCACGACGGAACTCCACAAACGGATACTCTCCGTGCGCGTAATCGAGTCTTTCATGGATAGCATACGAGATTTGTTCCTTACGATGATCGACTGCCGCCTGTGGACAGATAACCGTGTAGTAAATACACGGAGCCTTGCCATCCAAACTCTTGGTGTAGCAGTACACCACCTCAATCATGTTCTGGTAGTTGAGCCCGTTGTATACAAGAAGCTCAGTGCTGGGCAGGATGTTCGTGTTGTACATCGTGCTGCTCTTACCAGCCATCTGCACAGCCAGCTCCACCCAGTCTTTGTTCCAGCCTTCTGTGGTGATCTTCTCGCGAATCTCCACTTCAGACATCCATGTCCGGCGGAAGATTACACGGGATCGTTGTAAGTCTGCCGTCTCAGGCGGAACAAGAACTTCATCCCAAGGCTTAAGAGCAATAATCTCAGGTAGGTTTTTGCTAACATACTCTTCATCTCTGGAGGTTACTCCTGTTTCAGCCAGTTCTTTAACCATCCGCTTTGCGTCGGTGGCCGTAAGTCCCGGCACTGTAGCTTCAAGAATAGCAGCAGCCTCGTCAGACTGTTGCATGATCAAGTCCGGCAACTGCATCAGCGTCGGGCTCTGTGACTGCTGCGCCAAAGCAACAATCTCATTCATCGTCACCGGCTGTTCACGCTTGCTGATGTTCTGTCTCCAGCCAATAAAAAAAGCTGTCCACCCGTACTGGAAAGCGTACTGCGCCCCAAGCTCAGCTTCACGTCGAAGCTCCAGCGGCATCTTGCTGTCGCGAATCCAGTGCAAAAGTGTCGTGGCAATTCCGCTGACCGTCATGTCGTTCATGTCGATGCCACTCGTGCGAATGGTTGCACGCTCAAAGGCAGTTACTAACAGCGACGAAAGCTCGTTACAGGTAGAGTCGATCAAACGATTGCGAACGTCACTAGCCCCCTCAAACGGCCATGCCGGGTCACCTTCGTTACGCAAATTACTATGCTTTTTCCCGTCATCACTTTGCCCGGCCCACCGAGCAAAACGCACATCATCGAATTTCGTCGTCAGGTTGCCCTGCGTCGAGTTGATCATGGCGCGATTGTATTCACTCAACAAGTCCCCAACGTCAGGGACTGCTGTTGCTATTGCCAGAGGATCAGAAGAAGCTGAATACATAGATAATCAAAGTTCAATAGGAACCGCATTTAGCCATTTGCTTCATCTGCTTTTCCCATTGTTCGCCGCCGTAGTGTTTGGGTTGCATGACCACAAGGTAGCCTAAAGCATCAATAGGATCTTTACTAGCACCCTTCTGTCCATCAGCCCCAGTCCATTCCCTTAAACTATAAATCAAGTTTTGACAAGATTCATGTACCATTATTTTGGGATGATTACGTCCTTTAACCAAAGGCTGCTCTCTATCATAACACAACATATCGTTAATTAAAAGAACCCGTTCTTCAACAGGAACCGCAGCAGATGCCTGCAAGTATAGAGGAACTGTAGCCTCGGCAAATAGGTCTACAATTGTAATCCCGCCTTCTTTAGTAATTGTCTCTGTCCCGGCGGTTCTAGGGTCAATATAGCGTTCAGCAATCTCTTCACGCTTATCTCCTTGAGCTTCTACTCCCCAAATAAGTTCACTATACTCATTTACGCCTCTTCCAGCTCCACTTCTCTGTGCAGGGCCGGGTCTGCCGTCAGGTTTATCACTTGGAAGCGCCCATTCGCCGTAACTTTGGTCAGGCCATTCCCTGTAGATCCATAGTATATCATCTTCATCTACCCTACCCCACAACATGAACCAATTCCGCGCTCCAGCAGGATCCATTGCCATGTAGTTTGTACCTTCAGGCACAAGTTCCATGACATCTTGTTTAAAGATGTTCACCTCGCCAAAGTACGGGAATTCCGTACCAGCAGTCTGGTCTGCCCAGCCGTAGGCACGAATTTTAAGCTCATTGGAACTTCTCCCTTTAAGCTCCTGCTTCATTCGCTCCCAGTTGTTGTAGGGATTCAATTTTGAATGAAACCAGATACAGGCGTGCCTTCCATAGATGTTCTCAGCCTTGTACGGCATGTGCCCAGCAGGCACACTTAACACATTGCTATTCGGAAGCAGCTCACTCTCTTTCCAATGTGTAATTTTAGCTGAGTTAATATAATCCTTAACGGTCTGGGTATAGCCTTGGACCGGGGTAAAGGTGACGATCAACTTGCCATTCCGGGTAACCAAGCGGTACCGAAGCGTATCCAGCCAGTCTTTTGGCACCAT